AAGATGCTCAACTTCTTTTAGCTTCTTTATTTCCGCCCATTGTATATTAGGCTCTTTATCAATATCTTCTATTTTGCCTGTGTTTTTAGATGTATTAGGATTAACAGGTAAAGTTAATATAGCTCCGCCTATAGCGCCAACATCGTCATTGATCCAAGAATATAATTCGGCTAATACATTTGGTTCGGGTATTGCATCATCATCCACTCGCCATACCCAATCATAACCCATGCGATTAGCTAATTGATGAATATGGTGCTGGCCTTTTTTAGCTGCATATACCCATTCCCATTTGATGCCTTTGTAATCCATGATGCTAAATAAATGTTGATAAATATTATTATTGCGGACATCTTCAGGCTCATCATTGTCATCAAATATAACAAGTTTATCAGGCAATTTTGTCTGATTAATTATAGCGTTAAGAGCTAAAGGTAAAGTAGTTTGGTAACGACCTCTTGTTGCTATAGAGCATAAAACACTAGCCACGATCCCACCTCATAATCATAAGATTAAATCTATTTTTGTCATTAATTTCAGGTAAAGTTTCCGAGATATAACCATGCTCATTGATATAGTTATATTGGAAGTCAGGAAAGTTCGATTCATTTAAACCATGAAGCTTATGATGCTCACCCCAAAAACCTTTAGGCTCATTGTGTGGCGTAGTTAATAAAAGGCGCTTGCAATGTTGTTTAAGTTTTTGTGCTATCTCAAGTCCGTTATCAAGATGCTCAATCAATTCAAAAGCAATTATGGTGTCGTATTGAGCTAAAGGATAGGTATTTATATCAGCGTTTGTGAAAGATGTGTTTAAGCCCCATTCCTGTTCGCGGGCGACATCAATAATAATAGGATCGTAATCTAACCCTATATAGTTTGAATCATTGGGAAGGAATTGTGAGCCGTAGCCAGTAGAACAACCTATTTCAAGAATGTTCTTGCCTAATAAATTGCGATTAGCCCAAAGATAACGAGTGGCTTCTCTAGGCAATACAGGATCGCCTTTTAGAAAAACCGCTCGCTCATAATTGTTAGATAATAAATATCTATATAATTGATCGTCATACTGTTTAGCATAAGCTAAAGCATCTTGTTTTGTCTTATCCATTATTATCCTTTTAAGTTAATGTGCCATAAGCCGTTACATTGGCAATTGCCACAAAGTTACCTGATGAATCTAGGCTAAATTTATTTACACCGCTAAATGCAAAATACATTTTAGTTCCTGAATTACCAATTGACCATGCACCTAATGTTACGCCAGTTGCAGCTCCGCTATATCCTGAAAAGCCACTAAAGCCTGATGCGCCTGTAGCACCGCTAAAGCCTGATATACCTGATGTTCCGTTAATACCGCTAAAGCCTGACAAACCTTGAGCGCCATCTTGTCCACTATAACCTGAATAACCGCTTGCACCTGGAGTTCCTACTTCACCACTCCAACCACTAAAGCCGCTGATACCTGATCCGCTATAGCCACTAAAGCCTGAAAATCCTGATTCACCATTAGCGCCGCTGAATCCGCTGATGCCTGACGCACCATTAATGCCGCTATAGCCTGATTCGCCTTGTTCACCGCTATAACCACTATAGCCCGAATATCCGCTTATACCTTCAGCACCTATAGCACCACTATAACCGCTAAAACCTGATGCGCCAACTGCACCACTCCATCCGCTAATACCCGATGCCCCACTAAAGCCTGATAATCCTGACGCACCTATTTCACCTGAAAAGCCGCTATAGCCTGAAAAACCACTTATACCTGACGCACCATCTTGACCACTATAACCGCTAATACCGCTAAAACCTGAAGCGCCAACTGCACCGCTAAATCCACTATAGCCACTAAAACCTGAATAACCTGATACACCATTAACAATAGCTAAAAATAAATTATGATTGTTTGAAAATCCAGTAGTGCCTGTTCCCTCTGAAGAAATTAAACTTACAGGAATAGTCCAATAGCTAGTAGAAGTTCCGCCATTAATATTTGTTGTTGCACCTGTAATTAACCAATATTGATTATTTGCACTTGCGGTTCTATCTTGAAGAACAAAAGTTTCACTTGGTTGTAAGCTAGATAAGAAAATATCAATATCAGTATTATTGTCAGTAAGATGACTAACATTAATTTGAGTAGCACTAACTTGAGTTGCATTGTTCCAAATAACAGCACCATTGCCTGGATAGCCTGAAGTTGATCCTGTGTTAGCATGGTATTCAAAGAAACTTGATGATTGACCTTGTGCGCCTGTAGCACCTGAATAGCCACTATAGCCGCTGATGCCACTAGCGCCAGTTGCACCACTATAACCGCTAATTCCGCTAAAACCGCTGAAGCCACTTATACCTGACGCGCCTACTTCGCCACTAAATCCACTATAACCGCTAATACCTGATGCACCTTCAGCTCCACTATAGCCACTTATTCCGCTAAAGCCACTAGCACCTACTTGGCCGCTATAACCACTAATACCGCTGAATCCGCTGAAACCTGATATGCCTGATGCGCCTATTTCACCTGACCATCCGCTAATACCTGAATGACCTGAAGCACCATCTTGACCTGAATAACCGCTCAAGCCATTAATACCACTATAGCCTGATATGCCTGACCATCCGCTAATGCCGCTAAAGCCACTAAATCCTTGTGCGCCAACTTCACCTGAATAACCTGAAAAGCCTGATATGCCCGAAGCGCCTACTTGACCGCTGAAACCACTAAAACCACTATAGCCTGAAGTGCCATTCAAACCTGAATAGCCACTTAAACCATTAATACCTGAATAGCCACTAGCACCTGATTCGCCGCTCCATCCGCTTATACCTGAAAAACCTTGTGCGCCTACTTCGCCACTATAGCCTGATATTCCACTATAGCCGCTAAAGCCTGAAGTTCCTTGTGGGCCAGCTTCACCGCTAAAGCCACTATCACCTGATATGCCATCAAGTCCGCTATAGCCTGAATAGCCGCTAAAGCCACTTACGCCTGATCCACTATATCCTGAAAATCCTGATATACCACTTGCGCCATCAGCACCGCTATAGCCACTAAATCCTGAAGCTCCAATAGCTCCACTATATCCGCTAAATCCTGACAAACCATTTTGGCCTGAATAACCGCTAAAGCCACTTAAACCATTTTGTCCGCTATATCCACTAAAACCTGAAATACCACTAGCGCCAGGTGGCCCTACAATTTGGCCTACATTAACCCAAGCTGATCCATCCCATACATATAAATCACCATCGGATTCTACAATGTATGCATCATTTAAATTTCCACTTGGTGGCAAAGATGCAGGTGTTGGAACAGTTCCAATAATATTAATTGATGTTCCTTGTTGGCCACTATATCCTGAAAAACCACTATAACCGCTAATGCCTAATCCGCTATATCCGCTTATACCACTAAAGCCCGATATTCCACTTGCGCCAACCGCGCCACTAAAACCTGATAGACCACTAGCACCTGAAGCTCCACTAAATCCTGATACGCCACTTCCGCTATAACCTGAATAACCTGATATACCTGATCCGCTATAACCGCTATAACCGCTATACCCTGATATGCCTGAAATTCCAGCGCCACTTGCGCCACTATAACCTGAAAAACCTGAATAGCCTGAAGCGCCCGAACTTCCAATGATTCCACGATCAATTGTTAATGTAAGCTCTGCTGCTGATTGAATTTCTGCGTTAATAATAGCCATTTAGTTTATCACTCCGTCTGATCTTACTAGGAATAGTAAGAAAATAATTAAATCTTGTGCTGGCGTTGAGCCACTTGCAGGGTATGAAATTTTAATGCGACCTGAAAAACCTACAGGATCAGCAGCGTTAATATCTAATTGAGGATCGCTTGCTATAACACCCCATGCGCCTTCATCAATAACCAATGTAAATAATCCATTAGCATTATCTCTATTTGTAATAGTTAAAGTAACTGCACTAGGTGGCGGTGAGTAATCAGCTATGTCAAAAGTAAGACCATAACGACTATCTCGGACATTAGATAATTGTCTGCGAATAATAGATGCGTTAATAGTTGCGCCAGTTAGGTCTATAGGTAAATCTGTGGATGTTTGGGTAAGTGTTAGATTCCAGTAGGTAGCTTGATTATATACAAGTTCGCCAGCGATAATCTGATTGTCAAATCCTGAAACTTGACGGAGTGTGTTTTTATTAAAGATAGCCATAATTTTCCTTGCAAGGTTAATGACGCAAGCATCTTTCTGACGCAATGCGATAATTATGTCTTATGATATTTTTAGATTATACCTTAAAAACCCCAAGAAACAAAAGAATATCTTGTGCCTTTTGTGATTGTAGTAACGGCATGAGGATATAAAAAGTTAGAAGGAAAAAGGATTATATCGCCAGCTTCTAATTGAACTTTTTTAGCATCCAGCATTAAAAAATCGCCACCCTCAAAGTCGTCATTAAGTAATCCTAAAATAGATAAAATGGGAACGCCCTTTTTTTCACCATCAAATAATGTATGAATATGATCGTGATGAAATTTCATGTTAGTGCCTACTTGATACCGATTAAATCGTATAGTTGAAACTTCTTGTAATTGAAAAGGCATAGAAACAATATTAGTTAAATAATCATTAACACAATCTTTTATTTTGTTATTTAAATAATCTGTGTATTTATCTGTATAGCTTATTTCAAGATCATCTTCATAAGTTGTTGATTTTTGTGTTATTGGATCACTATAAGCATGTTTAACCCATTGTGCTTCATTAGAATCATCTATAATTTGTTTGCATATTGACGGCTCAATAGCTTTATAAGTAGCAATATAATCTTGTAAATTTGTTTTCATATTATCTTAAATATAAAGCGGTAGAAGAATTTTCATCGCCTATATTTCCTCTTATAAATGTATTAAATGAAATACTAATCCTAGTTTCTTTACTTGTAGTTGGCGGAACATTGTGCTGAAAATTTGAAGGAAACAATACTAAATCACCTGTTTCTACAAAAATAGCAACATCGCCGCTATTATAATTATTAGGTTGATTATGATTTATTTGATATATAAATGGTAATTCTTTATAAAATTTAATCATATCTTCATTTTTTATAGCGTTTACATAAAATACACCTGATATAAAACTATTAGGATGATAATGTTTATGATGATATTGATTTGGCTCTGTGTAGTTAGCCCATGATTGTGTTATATAAACATTTAAATTTGAATTAGGATAAATAATATTTACATATTCTTTTATATGCTCATTGATTATTTTTTTTAATTCTGTAAATAACGAATATTCAAATATGTATCCGCTTTCACTTCTTAAATTACCCATATTTAAAATTTTAGGCAAATTTAATAAATAATTTTTTTGCTGATTAATTAATGGCGCATTAATATTATTAATATATAAAGGCGTTGGAAATAAATCCATGATTCTTGTATTGTTCATATAATATCTTTATAAAAACTTTACATCTTTACGCTCAATTTGTGTATTACTTTTTTTATGCTCAATAGCTTCTATTGGATCGTCTTTAAGATTTAATTGAATAATTGTAGGATCAATATTACTTGCAATTAATGGTGTGTCTTTAGGAATTAACCCAATATTTTTTAATGCAGTCCAAGTTAAAGGATTGCTCATAGCATTTTTAATTTTAGCTGCGGATGGTCTGCCATTAGCTATAACTTCAGCTTGCATTTCTCTTGCTAATAAAACAGTAAATTCATTAGCCGCATTAACTTCAAACATTTCCTCATCAGAATAAGGTGTGCCATCTTTATGTTTTAATCTTGTTGGCTCTGCTAATTCGTAGCATTCTTTCAATAGCTTTTCTAATATTTTAATTTCATCTTTATTTTGCTCAAAGTTTCTTTTACCTTCCTCAAAAAAAGATTCCATTTCAATAATTTCAGCTTCCAATTCTAAAATAACATGAGGAAGTGCATCAATAGATTTAAGATGTTTTAATTCTTCATATTTAGCTTTTGATTTTAAATCTGCTACTGTTTCTAATATAGCTGCTCTTTTACGACCATCTAAAAACCCTTGTAATGTTTCAATTTTTTTCCAAACAGTTTCACCTATGACTTGATATTTATAATTAAACTCACTATTTAATTTTGCCATTATCTTATCCTTTATTAAAAATTATGCAGTTGTTGAATATCCTGCAGCAGCTAAACTTCTTCTTTGACTTCCAACTCCGGGAGTATCGCTAGAAACAACACCTGTATTGGATACAAGATTTGTTATATTTAAAAAACCTGGGCCACCTGCGCCGAATCCAAAAATAGCTTTATCGCTTCCGTAACCAGCTGCCGCTAAACCATATCTATTAGTTCCAATGCCAGGAGTATCTGATGACACAACACCTGTATTAGATACAAGGTTTGTCATTGAATATACTGTAAATGTTGTAGGAACAGAAACACCATAACCAAAAATAGCTTTATCACCGCCATAACTAGCCGAAGCTAACTCTGTTCTTGCAGTCCCAACACCAGCAATATCGGCTGTAAAAACTCCTGTATTGGATACAAGATTTGTTATTGAATAAACAGTTGATGAAGCAGTTGGGGTAGAACCATATCCAAAAATAGCTTTATCACCGCCATAAGTTGAGCCAGCTACATACATTCTAGAAGTTGCGGGTGCTGCTGAAGTAGCACTTGCAACTACACCTGTATTAGATACAAGATTAATAGCATTGCTAGAACCTGGAGTTGCACCAAAAGCAAATAAAGCTTTATCACTTCCATAACCAACCGCTCCCACCCTAAATCTATTTGGCCCAATTCCTGGTGTGTCGGATGATACGACACCTGTATTAGATACAAGGTTTGTCATTGATAATCTTGTAGCTGCGGAAGGAGAAGCATCGGGATTAAGCCCATAACCAAAAATAGCTTTATCCCCACCATAAGTGGCTGCGCCTAGTTGAGTTCTTGCAGTTCCAACGCCTGGTGTATCACTAGCAACAACGCCTGTGCTAGATACAAGATTTGTTACTGAATAAACTGGGGGTGCAATTCCTGATCCATAGCCAAATATAGCTTTTTGAGTTCCTGTAAAATTAGATTTACCCCAAAAATTAGTAGGCATAACAATCACACCTGAAGCTACACCTGCTAATGTTCTTACATTAGTATCATTTAAAGATATAGTTGCCGTTGCGGATACACCTAATTCAACTGCGATAGATTGACCTGCGCTTGGGCCTGCTAAACTTATAGCGCCTGAAGGATTAAGTGCCATTATGGAGTTCCATATGCAGTAATATTATTAGATGAAGTAATTGCGCCAGTTGATGTAATAGATGCAACGACAGTTGCTCCATATTTAATTTGTAAAACGCCACCTGTTTCTATAATAGTAAAGTTAGTAGTGGCCAATGTTGCGGCCGCAGGAACGGCATTATATAAAGCCGTTGAAGCGTCAAGTTGCCCTGATGAATTTACATTGTTTGCTAATTGAGATAAGTTATAAGCTTGTGTCATTATGCTGCTCCAGCTCTTGCGAATGATTGTTGTAATATTTCATTCAATGTTGTAGTAGGTGTATTTGTCAAAGTATAACTCCCTGATGCAGTAGTATAATCTGTTCCTAGTAATAATAAAAGCCCATTCATAAATAAATTTAATGCGCCAGTAGTATAACTAAATGTATATGTAGTTTGGCCAACAACTGTATTAATACTTATATTAACAGGTGTTCCGTTAGGCACACCCAAGTTATTAGCTGCCCATTGAATAACTGTCATTTTACCTGTAATTGGGCTTGGAAAGTTAGTTATATTTCCTGCCACTATATCATAATCGGTATCTGACATAACTGCGCCGTTTGTAAATAATAGCTCATAGCCTGAATCTAAAGTAAAGCCAGGAACAACACTTGAAGTTGGTGTTGCAATATCTATAATATTTCGACTAAATGAAGCATAAGAAGTGCCTGTAGTAGTAGTAACACTTCTAAATGAAATGATCGTAATAATATCGCCTGTATCTGCACCTGTGTTTAAAGTTACAGTAGTGGCATTTTCTGTATAATCTAGCGTTGGATTAAACAATACGCCATTTCTAAACACTAAATCTTGACCTGTAATATAACCTGCCGAACCTGTTACGCGAGTGGTTGGGGTAAATACAGTTTGCCCACTTGTAGCCGTAAATGAATCTATAGTCATATAGAAATTATCAGGCGCACTAAAGCCTACTACTCGACCATAAATATCAATAGTTAATGTTGAAGCTGATCCTGTAAATGTATAAACGCCTGTTCCAAAATTAAGGAATTGTTGAAGCTGGGCTACCATTTTTCCATCAGGGCTATTAGTAATACCTATTTCACCTGTTCCAACGGATGTTGTTCCCGTATTAATTAATTGACCTGTTCTAACATCAAGATCAATAACATTAATGCCATCAGGTAAAGCTGACCATATTGTAGGATCAAATAAAGCAGTTACAGTAGGAACGAATGCGGCAGTTCCAGCCGCATAAGCCGCAAGGCCTGTATCAAAGCTCATTTTACGGCCAGTTCTGTTTGAATAAGTTAAATAGTAAGTAGTGCCAAAAGCAGGATCAGCAGGATACCATGTATATTCGGAAGGGCTTGTGCTAGGTGTAGTTGAGCTTTGATTATGTAACCCATAAAATGTTTTATTTGTAGGGCTAAAACTAAATCCAGCCCCAGTAATGCTAGTTCCATAAGCTACAGTAATATATTTTTCTGTAAATTGAAATGTGCTTGGTCGCCATTTATAAACA